GTATGTAAACTTTGCCATCATTGTTCTGGATGATCCAGTTTGCATCTTCAATATCAAATGTTCTAAGCTCATCATCCTCATCCTCGTAAATCCATCCTATTTCAGGTGGATATGCTATGATTAGATCAGGTTCATCAGGATTTTTCATTTCTAGAGTGAGTATTGGCTCAACAGGAAATCCATTCTTTGCCACGAAATTATCATACTCCTCCTCAATAATATCCTCTTCTAGAAGCCACAGTTCAACAAACTCTCTATCACTTCCTGGATAGAGACTATTCATGAACCACATGCCTGCTAAAAGATCTTCAGGCTGGTAGAAGTTAACCTTTAAGTTAACCTCTAACCACATTGCATCCTTATCATCAACCTTCCCAGCCATATTTCTTTTCTAAATCATTTTGAATATTCATCCAATAGTTGTGTCCTTCTTTTGAATGTTCCCATACAAATGCAGAATATATGAATGCATCTTCTTCCACTTCAAGTGTAGGATTGATAGGATTCACTTCATTTTGAATGTTTTCAAAATACCTTTGTGCGTCTTCTTCAGACAAATGGGTTTTGGCCCAGTGTTCGAATGTGTTTAATTGTGCTTCCATGATTCATCTGGTTTACGTGATTGATTAAATATATTTTCAAATACTTCATTGAAACTATAGTTTCCTTTAATTGTGCTTTTTACACCTTTTGGTGCCAGGTCTGCTGGTCTTTCAATTTGCTTTTTCATTTTTTGTAAGGTTTAAAGTTTTTCTTTGCTATTTGTAATGCTTCTACTTCGCTATCAGCGAATCCTGTGTCATAGGTAAAACCATCGTTATACCAATACAGCCACTCACCTACATGAGACTGAAATACACCTATTGAATCAATAGGTATCTCCCTCATGTAGAATAGGCTCTTTGCTTGTTGTCCTAGATAGATGTTCATTCGTAGGTTTGTTTGTAGTATTGTTCAGATAAATTTGGGTTCTCATAATATCCATATTGATCAACGTTTTCTTCACCTTTTATAAATGCCTCTTCAATCTGCATCTTCTCTCTTTGCTTGGCTTCTTCTAAGATGCTGTGCCATGTTAACTTATCCTTTGGTGTCTCCCATAATTGAGTGAATAACCAATCTACTGCTGTCTGTTTCATTTGTTTTGTGCGTTTAAATTAAATAAAAAAAGCTCTCCATTACGAAGAGCTCTTTTAAATGTTGCCACTGGAAAGCACTGGCGACTTAACATCAAACCCTATTTTTAACCTACTAATGAACGCTTCTTAAGCTGATAATAAATCTGTGTTGGCTTTTTCTTCATATGCCAGGCCATCTCTTTAATTGTCAATTTATCACGCCACAGTTCTATTAGTGTTTCTAATTCTTGTTCAGTAAATTTCATAGTTTCAGCTTTTTTCATTCATCATATCCCCATTGATAAATCTTATCTTCTGGAGCTGTTACATGATATAAGTTTTTCACTTGCTTCACTTCAAAGGCTACATTGTATTTCTCTGCTATAGCCCTGAAGTTTTCAAGCTCATTTTCTGTCAGTTTTATTGTTTTGGTCTTTACGTGGCTCATACATATAAATCGTTAGTAGGATCACAAACGATGCTATTATGTGAGCAAGAAAACCAAAAGATGGATGGAGCTCTAGTGTTCTTTGCGTAATAATCATCACGAATGTGATCATGTAATACACAAATATGTAAAACGCCAGCATTAATGCAATAAAACTTGTCATATTTTTCATGTGTTGTCTCAATTTAGGTCTCATAACGACTAAGAGTTAAATAATAATTCAAAATGATTCACAACATCGTTCATTGTATCCCATTTGTAAACAAAATGAGATCCCACTTCTTGATGCACGCTAATTGTGAAAGGAATAAATGTGCGTGTGAGAAAGCTATTACCTCTAAGAGGCGTAAACTCATCCTCATGTGGATAGGAAAAGTAAAATGTCTTTTCGTGATCAGTTATCACGATGAATTTCTTTGCTGCTTCAGGCGTATTGATGTCCATCAACACATCTGTAATCGATTTGTGAACTGTCATGTGCTTTGAGTTTAAATGTGCTTTGAATTTAGTTAATGCTATAATAGTTGAGCAGTTTATACTGAGTGCTCAGCAGTCGCACAAATCAACTTCTTAAAAGATGATCTGTGGATTGTATTTAACAAATTTCATCCACCACATAATGAGTGCGATGATAATCATGCCTAATAGGCTAAGAAAAACTATTCTCTCGCCAAATTCTTGTTTAGTTAGTCTTTTCATCTTCTTTACCAAATAGTTGTTTCCATTCTGTTGGATGAATACCAGATATTATGAACTCACGTTCATCAAGAGATAAATCAGGAAATGCTTCTTGAGCAAGTCCTGATCTACCATTGATAAAGTTGAATAGTTGCTCTTCTGTGATGTTGATGTCCATCTGATACATCTTACCACTAACAATACTCTTTCTTTCAACTATCATCTTCGTCATTCTCCCATTCTGTCCAATCTGTCCAATAAATAACGTCATCAGCATACGCATCGTCAATATCTCTATATCCACGATCTATGCACCATTGTAAAGCGTCATTTGCATATTTGAAATACACTTCACCATCATTACCAACCCATCCCTCATTCATTCCTTCACCTGTTATGGAACACTGTCTAGCATATTTCATAAAACAAAGAAAAGAATTGTTCCAACTAGTAATAAAACCATCATCCATATACACTGATTGAGTGTTGTTTGATGAACTTTCTTAACAGCTTCTACATCTGTAGCTTCTTCTCTAATCTTTGCATCAACAGCAAGCGCGTAAAGGGCTGACATAAAGAAGATGAACAAACATCCAAGGAGATTGTATTCATTAAGACCAATCTCTGTTGCGTAACCAGCAAATACTATCATACCTACTGTCAATAATCCTGCGAGGATAGCAGTGCCAAACGCTATTCCTCTAGCTAATTTTAAAATGTTCATTGTGCGATTGATTATAAATAATGATGAATAAATGGAAAACAATAAATACTGTCAATTAGGACACATACAATCAATGCTTGCAATGTCTCTTTTCTATCACCCTTGAAATTGGGCATTACACATAATGTTATCATGTTGTTGTGCGTTTTGTTTAATTAATGCTATACGATGTGTCTAAAGGAATAAATGAACACTGTGAATTTATACCCTTATACATGCTATTGGTGACACTCCTACTCTTATTCTCACAACTATTTCTTTATAAAGTACAACACAAACTTTTGATTTCCTCGAGAAAAAGTTTATTAAATTGTACATTATCATACAAACGTTGTATTTTACTTATATTATCGTATAGAACACATCTTCACACTATATACAACGCAACGCAACACTGCATTATACATATCATCAGTTTGCTTGATGACGCATTAGATTGTGTTCTTATACACGATAATAAGCGCAGCGATTTCTCGCCACGCTATTAATGCCTATTGGCAAAGGAGCTTATTGCTCCAATGCCTGTAGGTCTGCCTCGCTAAGTTCTGCTTCTGCTTTGAATGAGCCTTTCATGATGCTTTGTAGAACAGCATCAGTCTTGGTTAGGCCAATCATTTGAGCATTGCTTGCGTAACCATCGAATTGTAATCGTGTAACGTTAGTTGAGTTACCTTCAGAATCTTCGATAGTGTCTTGCGTCTCAAGCAAGAATGCAGTGTGAACTTTACCAGCCTTGAGGTCTGCAAGGAATGGATCTTTATCATTAATAGTAAAGACTGTTCCATTGTAGGTCACTCTAGAATAGGTTTGTCCTGCTAGAGCAGAATCTTTTGCGTAAGGTCTAGCAGATTCTAGAACTCTGAGACGAAAGATTTGTGGGCCTGTGATTTCGATTGCGTTTGCCATCTTAGTTTGTGTTTTGGTTTTAGTTAGTGTCAAAGCAGGGGGAACACCCCAACCTGCCAAAAACCTCAAGGGGTTTCAATCTGATGTAACCTCCCCTCCCATTGACACAATAGTTTTCCAAATTTTGAAAATTTTGGTGGGGGGCTTTTTACAATCATCTATATGGGTGGGGGTGCTTATTGAAAAACAGAAATAATAAAATTTGTTATTTTGGTGGAGGATGTTTTATATTTGTTATAAACCAATGGTCAAATGATTGTACAACGATTAAAGAAGGAATTGCAAGATGATACTAACGTTTCACGTAAGTATTATTCTGTTCTTTCTGCATTGAATGATTTGGAGCTTACAGAAAGGGAGATACAGTTGATGTCTTTTATTGCTGTTTCTGGTAGTATTTCTGTTCCTAGTAATAGGGAGAAGTTTTGTCAAACGTATGACACGACAGGAGCTACAGTGAATAATATGGTGAGTAAGCTTAAGAAGCGTAATCTTCTTCTTAAGAAGGATGGTAAGATTATTGTCAATCCTTTGATATCATTGGATTTCTCAAATGATGTTACATTGGAGATAAAGATTTTACATGGAGGAAAAGCTTAGTTCCATGTCTCATAGAGATTGGTTTGTCAAGCGATTGGCAAAGCAGCTCAACATAGACATTAGTATTGTCGATGAAGTGGTGAAGCATCAGTTTGATAGTGTCATCAATGCTACACAGAAGCATAAGGTGGTGGAGATTTCTGGATGGGGCACCCTTAGATGGAATAACGAAGCTGCTCAAAAGAAGCTTGACACAATGGATGCTCAAATACGAGCTCTTAGAAATAAAATTGTCTCGACAGACAGCGAGACGAAGATTCAGAAGTGGAATGATGTGATAGATGAAATGTTGCTAAAGCGTAAAATATTAATCAATAAAATAAATGAGCTTAACGCAGATTTACGAGGGCTGGAAAAACAATCTGTTTCCAGAAGAAAAACTAAAGGAACAGATAGATCAAGTGTCAGCGCAGAGAATGGCAATATGCAATGATTGCAAATTCCATTCTAAACATCACAAGACAGTGCGTCTAGATGCACATTGCACACATTGTGGATGTACGCTGTCAGCTAAAACAAAATGCTTGTCATGTGCGTGTCCATTAGAGAAATGGATGTCTGTAATGACAAGGGAACAAGAAGATGAATATGACGAAGCGCAATAATAAAGAGGTGAGATTTAGAAAGATTAACCTTAGAGTGTTAATCGAAACCCTTTCGCATATATATGATGCAGGTGCTGACTATGTGGATATAATAGGAATACAAGATGATGTTCAAGACACCATTAACATCGTTGTCCAGGAAGAATATGTAAACACTGGAGTGAATGAAGAAGAGGATGAAGAGGACGATGATAAACTTTCTGATGAAGATATAAACAATTTGATAGATGAATAGAGCAATGATTGGACAAGAATCAATGACTGTAATCGAAAGATTGGCAGCATTGTGTGCCACCCCTGGAATTGATGACAAAACTAAAGAGATTGCCAACAAGCAAATACAAGAGTTGCTTAGTGGTCCAATACAGGTGAGTGTATTAGAGCTGAAGACAGCTGCACAAGGAATTGTAACATTAACATAAATACATGGCTGCTCCAAAGAAGACAACATACGTTAATACAGAGCTAGATTGGGCTGAACAACAGCTTGCTAGCTGGAAGCAATATGTTGATGCTAATCCTCTGCATGAGCTGAAGGATAGGATTGAATGGAAGCCTACAGCCAAGGGAGGAATGCTACCTATGGTGATTGCTAGTATTGAGAGTCAAGGAAAATTCATCCAAGAAACGATGAAAAACTATCTAGCTCTTTTAGAAGTGGTGGATAAACTCAGAGAAAAGGAAGAATCTAAGATTGAAATACGTGGTAGTGGTGAGCTTGGCTCTATGGCAGAGGATTTTCTTAAGGGTAGGAAATGAGTTTAGAAAATGTTGCATATAGTGAATGGTTAATTAATCAAACACGCCTTCCTGACAAGAATTCACAAGAATACAAAGCCTTCTTTGACTTCCACAGAAAGCTGTGTCTTGATGGATTTATGATGGATGGTGTGTTCATCAATCCATTCCTGTATTGGCATCTCAATCTATGGCATACAGAAGTGGATGTTATGGATGAGCGAGGACGCATCTACCAGAAATACGCCAACCCTTCTTTAAGAGATAATGAATGGTTGGTAACTAACGAAATAGACAGAGCCCATGCTGAAAAGCGTGGGTTGGTTATTTTGGGAATTAGACGTTTTGCTAAGTCTGTGCTTGAAGCAAGCTATATTGCGTGGGGTGCTACCTTTGATGAGAACTCACAGAACGTAATTGCTGGCTTGAATGCTCCAGATATTAAGCTTATTACAGACAAGCTTGATAAAGGCTTGAACTTTCTTCCTGAGTATTTTAGATGGCAGCGTGTAGAAGATAATTGGAAGAATCAAGTGACGTTAGGTATTAAAACAAAGGGAGGAGAACGTATTCCTTTTTCACAAATATTAATACGTAACCTTGATGAAGGCAATAACGAAGAAGCTATTGCTGGTACAAAGCCACGTAAACTAATTATTGACGAGATTGGTAAAGGGTCTTTTCTACGAGGTTTGCAGGCTGCTGTTCCTGGCTTTACAACACCATTTGGATGGGGATGTTCTCCTATTCTGACAGGTACAGGGGGTGACATGAAGAGGTTTATGGATGCTAAGTCATTGATGTTTGATGTAGACAACTATAACTTCTTAACTTATAACAATGATGAGGACACCAAGCGTGTACATGGCTTATTCATTTCTAATAAATATAGAATGGAAGCCAAAGAACCTGGCACATTAGGTGGTTATTTGAATGCCCCACGCACTAGTGATCTACATAATGTACAAATGCTGGTGTCTAATGAGGAGAAAGCCAATCAAATCACCAACGATAACCTAGAAAGACTAAAAAAAGCTGGAGATAGAGTTGCTTATTTGAAAGAAAAAATGTATTATCCACAGAAGGTGGACGATATATTCCTTAACGAAGACACCAACATCTTCGATATAGAAGCTGCTAAAAGACAGAAGATCAGGTTGCTACAGAACGAAAGAACTGGCACCCCTGTTATATTATTTAGTGATGAAGGAAAGATAGGACATGAGTTTACAGACAAGATGCCTATTACAAACTTCCCACTAAAAAGTACAGATGCTAAAGATGCTCCTATAGTGATATATGAGTTTCCTATAGAGAATCCTCCTTATGGATTATACGTTGCAGGAGTTGACCCTTATAGACAAGGACAGGCAAAGTATTCAACTTCACTAGGTTCTGTGTATATTTACAAGAGGATGCACGATCTCACTGGTGAAAAATATCAGGATATGTTCGTAGCTTCGTATTGTGCAAGACCTGATAAGAAGGAAACGTGGGAAGAACAGGCTAGACTACTAATTAAATATTATAACGCTAGGGCTCTTTGTGAGAATGATGATATTTCTTTCATCGAATACATGAAAAGCAAGGGCGATGCACACTATCTAGAGAAGCAACCACAATGGTTGTTAGAAGTGATACCAAACACTACAGTGAAAAGAGAATTTGGTATTCACAGATCAGCTCAGAAAATAATTGACTACCTACATACATGTCTGAAAAGATATATGGAGGATGTTATTTATTCTGAAAAGGATGATGAGGGAAATATAACTAAAGAAGTTACAGGTGTGAGCAAGATGTTTGACCCAATGCTTCTTGAAGAAATCATCCAATATAATGATGAAGGAAACTTCGATAGGATTGTAGCAGCAGAACTAGCTATAGCTCAGGCACTTAAGATGGACCCCATATTTGGAAAGATTGGAGGAACCAATGATGACAGAGTGAAGGCGTTATATTCTAAAAAGTTAAAGACTAATAAGCTGTTTAGCAGCTCTGGAAATATGTTTAATACGAGAAAAAATAAATTATTCACATAATGGCAATCATTAGATATACCAAGGACGCAACGATACGATATGCCTATCTTAACATTTTCCCTGATCAATTCAAGACAGAGAAAGAGAAGCAGGACGAGAGTTGGATAAAGAACACGATGGACTACTTTGCAAACAAATCATATGCAGAGTATATGAAGAATCGTGACACATTTGTGAAAAACTATGACCTTGTAAAAGGCATCCTAAGAATGGAAGACTTTTATCAGGAGCCAGATGTGAAATCATTTACAGAAGTGCTACAGGGAGATTTAGGACTTCCTGCTTATGTAAAACATTATTCTATTGTAACAACGCCAATTAACGAACTTGTAGGTGAAATATCTAAGCGTCCAGATACATTTCGTGTAAAGGCATTTGATGATGATAGCCAGTCTGAAGAATTACAATTCAAGACAGATGTATTGCAAGAGTTTATTATTTCTCAAGCCAGACAGAACATCATGCAGAAGCTGGCTATGCAGGGTCAAGAAATTGACGAAGAGCAGCTAGAACAAATTACAATGGAGCAAGTGAAGGATCAGCTAGATTCTTACACTTCTGTAGCAGAGAAGTGGGCTAACCACATTTTGACATGTCAGAAAGCAGAATTCAATCTTAAAGAAAAGAGCGAAGATGCATTTAGAGATATGCTTATTTCTGCCAGAGAGTTCTATCACATCTACGAAGACAACTCTAAGCTTGGCTTCAATATAGAAGTGGCCAACCCAAAGAATACATGGTTCTTAACAACACCAGATAGAAAGTGGATATCTGATCCTACAGGTAGAAATCAAGGAGCGTATGCTGCTGGTACTGTGCAAGTTATGGAATTGTCAGAGATTATTGAGAGCATTCCTGACTTGACAAAAGAGGAGATTGACCACTTAAGAAGCTCCTTGCAAGACTATGGACTTATCAACGTTCGTGAATCCAACCTTGGTAATCCAGATGCAACACCAGGTATTGACTCTGTAATGTATGACACTTACGATCCTCTTGTTCTACAAACAAGAATGATGATTGAAAGTGAGATGAAAGAGAACAATGATGGACTAAAAGACTTCTTGGGTTTGACATCTAACGTGTCTTCATTTGGATACAAATACGTTGTTGTTAGAGCTTATTGGATTTCTAAAAGAAAGATTGGTAAACTTATATACACTGACGAACTAGGTAATGAGCAAACTGTTCTTGTAGATGAGAACTACAAGTCAGGCACTATTCCTACACAAATTTCTCTAGAATGGGGATGGATTAACCAATGGTATCAAGGAACTAAGATTGGACCAGACATCTATCACATTAAACCTCTAAAAATCCTTAACTATTGCCCTATTATAGGCACTACATTTGAGGTGAAGAATACAGAAGCTAAGTCATTAGTAGATTTAATGAAGCCATTCCAAGTGTTATACAACATTTGTATGAATCAGTTGTATAAACTACTAGAAAAGGAAATTGGTAACGTAGCTTCTGTAAATATTAGACGTGTTCCTAGATTAAAAGATGGAGATGATCAAGATGCATTGGACATCTGGGAAATGGAGGCAAGAGAGCGTGGTATTATATTCGATGATGACAGCCCAGAGAATACAAAGGCTGCTGTATCTAATACAACCATTGCAAGAAATATAGACCTTACTAGAACTAATGAAATACAGTCTAGATATAACCTTGCATTACAACTAAAGAATGAATGTTGGGAGCTAATAGGTATGTCTAGACAGCGTTTAGGAAGCATACAAGCAAGTGAATCTGCCACAGGTGTGAATACAGCTGTCAGTCAGTCATATGCTCAGACAGAGCCTCTATTCATCGCGCACGAGTATGTTCTTGGTCAACTATATCAAGCTATTGTAGATGCTGCACAATATGTAGAAAGTGCTAAACCTATGTCTACACTATCATATATTACAGCAGAAGGAGAATCTGCATTTATACAAGTGAATGGTAATGATTTAAAACTACGTGATCTTAAAGTGTTTGTAACAAACAGACCAGAAGATACACAAATGTTCAATGAATTGCGTCAGTTGTCTCAGGCAGTTATACAAAATGGTGGCACATTATATGATGTAATTGAGTTGTATTCTACTAAGTCCATGAGAGAGATGAAGAAGACATTCAAAAATCTCAAGGATCGTCAGCAACAACTACAAGATCAACAACTACAGATTCAACAACAGCAGCTTCAGCAGCAACAACAAATTGCAGCTGCTCAAATACAGGCTCAACAGCAACAAAAACAAGAAGAGCTAGCTAATCAAAACTATCAGCAAGAACTTGATAGAATTAATAAGAAAGAAGTGGCTCTTATCAATGCTGCTGGAAGAAGTGAAACAGTAACTCAAGATATTGATAAGTCAGGAACTGCTGATGTACTAGAGGTGGCAAATCTATCTATGCAACAGTCTAAAGCAGCTCAAGAATATCAATTAAAGATGCAAGATATTCAATCTAAAAACAACCAAGCTATGCAGAAGCTGCAACTTGAAAAAGAAAAACTAAACGTTGCTAGAGAGAATATGAAGAATGATGTAGAAGTGGCTAAAATAAATGCTTCTAATAGAGCTTCAAAAAACAATAAGAAATAAAAAAATATAGAGAAAAGTATACTTAATGCTATACGTGTCAAAAAAACAACAATTTTGATTATTTCTTATTTGATTATTTTATAAACGAAAGTACATTTATATCAATAAACCAATCAAATAATTAACTACATATATGGCAGACAACCTAGACACTCCATCACTTGGTAACTTTGGTATCGAAGAAACACTGGGAATGGGAGTGGGTAACACAGAGTTATTAGACGATCTGTTCTCTCCAGAAACTTCTACAGAAGATCCTGATAAACTAGAGGCAATCGTAAAGACAGCTGATGAACCCCAAGCTCCCAAAAAACCAGAAGTTTCAAAAGGTAAGGAAGTTGTACAAAAGCTAGATGGTGAAGAGACCACTCCTCAAGATGTTTTGAAAAACTTTCTTGGAGATGATGAAGAAGATGAGGAAAACGAAGACGTTGTAGCACCAGCTCAAACAGAAGCGCAAGCTGAAGAAGCTGATGACGAAGAAGATGTACCAGAATCCCCATTTGTTTCTCTCTCAAAAGATCTTTTCAAACTTGGTGTCTTCACAAAGGACGAAGATGAGGAAGATACAGTCATTGAAACACCAGAACAGTTTCTGGAGAAATTCAATGCAGAAAAGAAAAAAGGTGCAATCGAGATTGTTGATAACTTCATTGGTCAGTTTGGAGAAGATTACCAAAAAGCGTTTGATGCCATATTTGTAAAGGGTGTAAACCCTAAAGATTATTTTGGTGTATATAACAATGTGGTAAGCTTCGCTGAATTGGACTTGTCCAATGAAGACAACCAAGTGAGAGTTATCAAACAAGCCTTGGCAGACCAAGGATTTGACGATGAAGACATCACTACAGAAGTTGAGAGGCTTAGAAACTATGGTGATTTAGAAACAGTTGCTAGCAAGCACCACAAAGTGCTTGTAAAGAAGGAGGCAGTAAAGCTGCAACAAATGGAGCAGCAAGCTGAACAACAACTTCAGCAAAAAGCAATGATTCGAAATCAATATATACAAAACGTTCAGTCTGTCCTTCAAGACAAATTGAAAACAAAGGAGTTTGATGGAATTCCATTAAACCCCAAATTGGCATCAGAACTACAAGACTTCCTTTTGGTAGACAAGTACAAAACTCCTTCAGGTGAAACCCTGACAGATTTTGACAAGACTATCCTGGAACTTAAGAGACCTGAGAACCACGCTATGAAAGTTAAAGTGGGACTTCTTCTTAAGATCTTAGAAAAAGATCCTACATTATCTACCATACAAAGAACAGGAGTGACTAAGAAGTCAACCCAGTTGTTTGAGGAAGTTGCGAGACAAACCAGTAAAAAACCTGGTTCTGGTGGCAATCCTGGAAAAGCGAACTCATGGTTCTTATAAATTACTAAACAAAGCTTAAAACAATGGCAATTCAAACAATCCCAGGTTTAACAGGCTTTACCTATGCTCGTGTTGCGTCAATGGACAAGCGTGCTGTAGGAAAGCTAACTGATTCAAATCACTTGGAGTCGTTTCACTCCACTGAGCCAGCTGACTATGACAAGAAGATCATCTCCTTGTACACTCAGAGCTCATTGTACAGCAACGACTTCCTTGATATGATCAACAAGTCCACTCCTTACTACATCGACAACAACAGCGATTCTTGGAAGTGGGAAGTTCAAGTTCCTTACAAATTCCCTAAAATCATTGACATCCCTAGCTCCACTGCTGAGTTGAGCAAGCCAGGTATCGATGGTCAGGAATTTCAGGTGGTATTGGACACTAACGAATTCTCTAAGAACGCTATCGTTTCTGTAGGTTCTCGTCAGTATGGTCCAAGATGGTATGTGATTAAGGACCCAGTTCCTTGGAATGCAGGATTCCTTTACAGCTTCACATTGGTTTCTGATAACCCAATTGTGGATTTCGTAAGCCCTACATTCTTGCAAATTGGTATCGAACTAGAACTAGTAGATGCTGCAATTGGTGAATTTGATCAAGATCTTCTTGGTTTGCCAAGACTTGGTGAGAAAATCACTATGTTCGAATCTCTTGGTTCTGGATATGGTTTTGAGCACCAAATCACTGCATGGGCTGATGACAAGACTATGAGAGATTCCAAAGGTAATCCTCTTGACATCTTGGTATATGCTCCTCAGCGCAGAAACCAACTTCCTCTAACTCGTAATGATGTTAAGTGGGAGCCATTTGTAGAGTTCATGTTGAGAAAATCAATGCTTGAGCTTAAGGTGAAGAGAATGATCTGGTCTAAGCCAGGCACTGTAAAAACTAATGGATCTAAGCAAGAATTGAAGCGTGTATCTGCTGGTGTTTACCACAGAATGCGTAACAATGGTAACTTGGTACAATACAATCGTGGAGAATTCTCTGCAAACCTTATTCGTTCTGTGTTTGGAGACTTGTTCTACAGACGTGTGGATGTTAAGGACAGAAGAGTGAAGATGTACACCAACGAAGCTGGATTTGACGTGTTCCAGCAGGCTTTGAAGGCTGATGCATTGAACTCTGGTCTTACCTTCATGGCTGATTCTGGAAACAGATATATGCAAGGAGAAGGACAGCACATCACTTACAACTTTGCATTTGATGCAATGGTTACTCGTGAAACTGGTCGTGTGGAACTTATCCACTTGAAAGAACTTGATCTTCCTCAGTCCAACTTGGAATTTGGTCAGAACAAGAAATCTACTCCAGTGTTCATGGTATTTGATGTGTCTCCAATGTCTGATGGCTCTATGGTCAACAACATTCGTGAGGTGAGAATGAAAGGTGCTCCTTCTATGACTTGGGGATATATCGATGGACGTAGACACCACTTAGGCTTTGCTAAGTCTCAGGGTATGTCTTCTGCCAACAAATTCCCAGGCTATGAGATCTGGATGCAAGACAGATGCGATGTATTCATCGAAGACTTGTCAAGAACTGTTCTAATCGAAGAAATTCCACAGTTCTAATATAAAATCTCCCCTCATGTTTCATGGGGGGAGCTTTATACCTCTCCTTGGGTAGACCCCTAGGACTGACGTGAAAACGTTTCAAAACAGAGTGTGGGTCAGTGAGCCTAGCCATTTGATTGGCACACTCTGCAAAAACAAACCAATACAAATCAACTACATATGGGTAAGTACAAGGATGAAATCCTACGATTAAGATCAGAAGATAAAACCTATAAAGAGATATGTGAAATATTGGGTTGTTCTATGTCAATTATAGCTTATCACACAATTTCATCAGAAAGAAGCAGACAATTAAAATCTGATTCTAGAAAAAGGAAAAATGGGGAAGCTTATAAAACTAGAGCAAAGTGTAAAAATAGAAATCGACAAATTGTAATCGAGCATTTACAGAATCACCCTTGCGTAGACTGTGGAATTACAGATATTAGAGTTCTAGAGTTTGATCATGTTAGGGGTGAGAAGTTAGGTAATATTTCATGGGCAGTTCAACAAACCTGGAGTAAAGAAAGATTACTTGATGAAATATCTAAATGTGAAGTACGATGTTGCAATTGTCATCGAATAGTTACAATAGAAAGACGAAAATCTTTAAATAAACCAATAATATAAAACTACATTTATGGGTAATAAACTTGGAAAAATCTCCACGATTAAAAAGGAGTACAACAGTGCTGGTATGCAAACCATGCAAGGAGGATTGTCACAGAAAGGATTAACAAGAATTCCAGGAACTGGAGTTTTTAAATATCCTTACAAGGAACTTGATGGAAGATACAGAACAGGCTTAGATGCTGACGCTGCTTACATCAAAAGGATTTCTGATCCCACAGAACGTGAGATTGAAATTGAACGTGTGAAAGCATTGAGAGAAAAACTTGAAAATGCTCTAGGAGGAATAGATCTTGGACCAAGAGCTTCTTTCTGGAACTATAGCTTGTCTAAGTCTACAGATGACACAGCACATGTTCAACCAGTTAAGCTTCTAGATGGTGATAATTATTTCGACCTATCGATTCCATTTCAAGAACTTGCTTTCTCTTGGTTGAGAGTTCATCCAACTATTGCTAGTTCTTATCAAGCATGGGAAAGAGGCGACTATCCAGCAGATACACAGTTCTACGTTGTGGATGATGATATCGAAAATGCTGTGGTGTTTAAGAAGAAGCAATTGATCAATAAGGCGATAGCTAAGTTTGATTCAATGACTCCTGAAAAGAAGAGAAAGGTAGCAAGACTTCTAGGTCTTCCAGTTACAGAAGATTCTAAAGAAGAATTTGTATACAACCAAGTGGATAACATTCTTAAGCAAACTGAATTTAAGTCTGGTAAATACCAAGGATTGTCAACAATCGAAGTGTTTAACAGATTTGCAGATATGAAAGAAAACTTACTCCATATTAAAGATTTGGTTAAACAAGCCATTGCACATTCAGTGTACAGAGTTAAGTCCAGTGGACGTGTCTTTGAAGGTGAATATGAAGTGGCAAAAGATGAGGATGAATTGGTGAAGTTCTTGGCTAATGATGATAACCAAGATGAACTAATCACCCTCGAACAAAAGTTGAAATCTAAGAAACTCGCTTCTGTATGATACCTGTAGATAGTTTATTATATAAGATTGACCAAAAACTAAATAAACTATCGACTAATGAGCATCAGCAGATTCAACTCGAAGATAAAATACTTGCGCTTAACGAAGCTCAAATAAAGCTCATCAAACAAAAGGTTGATGGATTTAGTGTTGTCAGTGGACTGGGTCTTGACTCTTTTAAGAAGCGTTACGAAGACCTACAAAGACTTGTCATTAGTTATAATAATGGTAAGCTAAACCTTCACTTAAAGAATGAAACACTAAATCAGTGGGCAGCAGATATTGATAAATTAGATCCAAAGTACATGTTTTATATTGACAGTTATATATTAGCTGACAAGGGAGTGTGCAAGGATCGACAAATATGGATAAACAAAGATTTGGCAAAACATGGTGATTTGCAGTTCTTATTGAACAACGTTCACTATAAGCCATCTTTCGAATATCAAGAAACATTTAATTTCCTCTCTTCAGATGAAATTAGTATATTCACAGATGGAACGTTCACTCCTAGTGCTATATACATTTCTTATATGAGATATCCAATCTACATTGATAAGGCAGGTTATGTCAGGTTCGATGGTCAACCATCTACAGATGTTAATTGCGAACTTGAAGAATACCTAGAAGATGAGTTAGTTGATCTAACTGTCCAAAACCTTGCAATGTATACAGAGAATGCATCTGCTGTACAAAGTGCGCAGTTCAGAATACAAACAAATGAATAAACAAACTTAAAAAACACAAAAAAATGGCTGATTTCTCATTAACCACCCTTTTTGTAGTTCCAGTAGGGCAAACATCGCTCCCTAGCTCTGGTTCTACTCAAAATCTAACTGCTGGTCAAGTTGGTTTCTTCAAGAACGACTACAGTGTGGCTACAGCTGGCAACATTGCTGCTGCTCCATACTTCTATGTAGCTCAAGGTAGACAAAACACCTACCTACAGGGCTCTAAGCGTTCTGATAAAATCAAGGGTTGTCCTTCTGGTTCTGGTTGTTCTTCTAACGTGACTGAATGGTACAAAGTATCAGGTTGTGGTACTCCTGCTGTTCAAATCACTGACGTAACTGATTGGAGCGTACAGTGTGGAGAAATTGTGACTCTTACTTTGAGAGCTCACTCTAGTTATCTCGACACTTTATATTTCAATGGTTTCACTCGTTCAGTAACTGTACAGGCTCCTTGCTGTGACTGTGGTGCTGATCCTTGCACTGATGTTGACACTAATGAATTGATTAATCAATTTATTTATCAATTGAATCTTGCAGCTCCTGGTAACAACCCTGACAATATCACTTTCTCTGACTTCTATACTTTTGAGAACGTAGGTGGAACTATCCTTCGAATCTCTGGTAAGCCTCTTACCAAGTATGGTCAGCCTTGTGATATTGCTGCATTCCCTTGGGAATATGACAGAATGTACTTCAGAACATTCGTTTACCCAGGTCCTGCTACCACTGCTGACTTTATCGTAGCTGATAACTGTAACATCGTTGCTAATCCTATCGTTGTTCAGAGAGCTTCTTACCCAACTGGTACTGCTGAAGAAATTGCTCAACTTGAGAAAAACTTCTACAGCTATCAAGCAGGTTACTTGAAGCACTTGTACAGAATGAATGGTTACAACGAGAACTTTGAGTCTTATGTATCTACAGGAGTTATTTATGACTCTTACTACATCAAGTTCAATCAGTTTGATCGTTCTGCTTATCAGTGGGGTGACTACATCTATGAGGATAGCATGGTTATCATCGCTGTTCCTAATGCTGACACTCCAGGTAACGCTGGTATTGCTGCTGCTGTTGAGGCTGTTCTAGAAGCTGGTCTTGGTACTGTAGTTGACAACAATGTTTGTATCACTACTACCACTACTACTACTGCTGCACCTCCAACAACTACTACCACTACTAGCACTTTGATTCCTTAATAGTAGGTAAGTAAAATTTCTATAACCTATGCCAGAGGGTGAGAGGATTAGTTCTCAAAATCCTCTGGCATTTTCTTTATAAATCATATGCCAACTCTGAAACTAGACATTCTTGTAGTGCCAACATACAACACGTTAACTCTTGCTGTTGCTGACGCTTCTACATACCCAACAACACCACCAGTTGTATCATCTCCATCTATTGAGATAAATGTTCCAAACTTTGGAATAGTAAATGTTCCATTTACAGTGAATGAGTTGAATGTGTTTACAACATCTAACTTAGGAATCAGCCCACTTGGTAACGATCCTCTTCCTGATGGAATTTATTATCTTAAGTATTCTGTAGCTCCAGCAAACGTAAACTTTGTTGAAAAGACTATTATGCGTACTGACAGACTTCAGGAAAAGTTTGATGAAGCATTTATGAAGCTTGATATGATGGAGTGCGATAGAGCAATTAAGACACAAGCTAAGGTGGAGCTAACAACTATATCATTCTTTATCAATGGATCTATAGCAGCTGCAAATAATTGTGCTTCAGTTGAAGCAAATAAATTGTATCTTCAAGCTGATAAAATGCTGAACAACTTCATAAGAAACAACTGTGGATGTTCAGGAAATAATTACGCAACAGTAACAACGTATTACTAATATGGCAAAGTGTTCAAGCTGTGGAGCAAGTGTAGGATGTGGATGCAATCTTAAGAATGGATTGTGTGCGTATTGTGCACAAAAGAAAAAAGAATCAATCACAGTGCAACCACCCACTCCTCAAAATCAATAGACATGTTACAACCTAGATTAACTTCCTGTTCTGAATGTGGTGAAATCCCTGATTTGCTACAAGACATAGAGTGCAAGATTACAGAAGTGGCAAAGAATCTCTACAACAACACTGTGTTTGCGCTTAATATGCCAATTCCATACACAACAATGATAGATCTTCTTAACTACAGAAGAATCTTGACATATAAGTATTGTAATCCTGACTACGCTAAAAACTTTAGTGTTTGTCAAATAGCTAGTAAAGTGAAACTTCTAAAATATAAATAAATGGCCTGCTCTAATTGCTTCAATGGATGCACTGAAATCATATCTGATCAGTGCGTAAAATATACAGGATATAACATTCCTGCTCTTGATATTTCCAATGGTGACACGCTTGCTGATGTTGAATTAAAGATTACAACATTCATCATAGATTTGTCTACTGGTAATGGTATCATTCCTGTTATCAATCCAGCTGACCTTTGCCCATTGGTGAGTGGTTTCCTTCCAGTGTCTGGAGACATAACACTAAATGATGTAATCTCAGCACTGATAAAATCAATTTGCGCTTTAAAAACCAGTGTTACAGCAATTGAGTCGACACTCACCACCCTTAATGCCAATTACACAATTGGATGTCTTACAGGTGTAACAGCATCGTCTGGCACACATGCGATTCTTCAAGCAGCTATTAATAAGCTGTGCTCAACAGCTGCTGACTTAACAGCACTAGAGCTTGATGTAGCAACTAATTATGTTCCCCTTGCTGATTTGAATACGCTTATTCAAGCTTATTTAGATAGCATTGCACCATCTAACTTGTACAAGAATAAAATGGTACCATACGTTGCGTATGAATACTATGGCTCTCTTGCAAGTTTTGATATTACAGGAGCAGGATCTGGTTTGTTTGCAAACGTGTATTTATGTAATGGAAGTAATGGTACACCAGACAAGAGAGGACGTGTTGCTGTAGGAACTACAGATGGAAGTATGGCTGGTACAATACCAATGAGTTCAGTTGTTAATCCAACTACACCAGGTAATCCAAGCTATTCATTAAATACTTTACAAGGTTTGAATAACGTCACTCTGACAGCTAATCAAATTCCTTCTCACACGCACACAGCAACTGCTACATCAACAGCTGATCCACATTCACACTTTATTGCTAAGAGTGGTGCTAATATTGGTGATTTAACTAATACAAGCCCTCTTGACACATTGTTTGATGCAGGTAATAACTATTCATATAATCTTAAGAGCACAGCAGGAAGTGCAGATCTTGGACCAACTAGCAATGCTACAGTGAATGTTACAACTAGTGTAGTTGTTAGTGCAACAGGTGGAGGACTGAGCCATAGCAACATCCAGCCTACCATTGGTGCTTATTATATCATGTATATCCCATAAAATTATGCCATTCAATACTAATTGCCCAGGATGTGGATCTTTAGGTCCTTGTGGTTGCAGTGGTGAACAGTGCAAGTACGTAGATTGTGAAAATATAAAATATGTAGGTCCAACTTTGCCAGGAACAGGCATTGAGAGCTGCGACAATTTATGCGTTGTCTTGCAGAAGATTGATTATGCTATTTCATTAATAGAATCTCAAATTTCTCCAACACCACCCACTACCACTACCACTAGCACTTCTGCTGCTCCAACAACAAGTACAACTACTACAACTACTACAGGACCTGGATATTACACTTGGTACTTAGGAGGATTGGTGAATATTTCTAGTCCTTGTACATCAGCTGTATTACTAGCTCCATTATATACATCTGTTCCTGTACTAGCCAATGGTGTAGTTTTATACACCAATAGTGGTTTAACAACTACTTATAGTGGTTATATTTACATAACCAACTTGAGTACTAAATGGACAGTATCAAGTGGTGGAGTGTTGAGCGCAGCAACTTCTTGCTAACCAATAAATTAAAAGTGCATGTACGTATTCATAACTCTAACATCATCTGGAGCAGACGCAGGACCATTTAACCTTTATTCAAATGTTGATGGTTTTGTGTCTGCATTTGCAACAGGGGTAAGTAAAGCTGCTCTACTAGCAGGCTATTCAGTAGTTGCTCCAGCTGGTACAACAACAGTGAGGATAATTAGTAATGGAGTTTGTACAAACTATATCGATGTGGTGATAGGTGCAACAACTACAACAACTACTACATCAGGTGCCCCAACACTTGAGAAAATGGTTATTAGTTATGGAGCAACTATTTGTGGAAGTACAGTTGTCTGGACATCTAAGACTCCAAGTGAAGTAAAGTGTGACTGGTACGAGGGATATGATCCTCTTGTTTTAGTTCGAGGAACTGATGCTTATTATTATTCAAATGTTGGTTTTGTAGTAGGTGCTCAGTTGTATAATTCAAGTGGCGTTCCATTTACATTTACAGGCAACTATGTTCAATCTCCTAATAGTCCATTAGCGAATCCAGATCCATTTACAACACCACCAATTAATATTGTCACAATTGTAAGTGGTATTGTTACTGCATTTTACGATATAAGTTCATTACCAGCTTGTGGACCCTACGTATGTCCTACAACAACTACAACCACTACAGGGCCTTTGTAGGCTTTGCATTAAATAGAAAATTTAAATAATCGAGCTATGAGTTCTATATGTGGAGCCAGCCCATGTCCTCTTTTATTATCATCTTCCTGTGTATTCTACGAGGGAGAAGATTTATTATACATTGGCGTACAAACAAATGATAATCTACAGGTTGTTCTACAGAAAATTAATCAGGCTTTCATAAACTCTGGTATAGGTTATATTTTTAACAATGGTATAGTACAAACAGCTCTCAACCAACCAGTTCAATTAGGTGGTAGCTTAATTCAAAACACAACCATTGGTGGTAATTTCACTCTCGAGTTCACAGGCAATCTTAAAGCTGCTAAACACATTACTACAGGAGGAACAGCTTCACAGTTTGTTAAGGGTGATGGATCTTTAGACTCATCATCATTCCAACCTCCAGGAAACTATATTACAGCTCTTTCTGGTGATGGTGTAGCAACAGGACCTGGTTCTGCTGTATTTACATTAAACACTGTCAACATAAACCCAGGAACATTTGGTGCTAGCCAAATAATACCAGTGGTTACAGTGAATGCCAAAGGACTTGTAACAAGTGTTACAACAGCACCATTAGTAGTGTCACCACAAGCAATTTCATTTACAGGTGATGTAGTGGGCACAGGCTTTACATTGTCTACAACAACACTAACACTACAAAACGCAAATCCCAATCCTTATCCAGTAATCACTCCATTAAAGTTTTCTGTAAATGCAAAAGGACTAGTTACATCAGCTAGCCCTATTACAGATCTTGATATATACGCAATTCTTGGCTATGTCCCAGGTCCAGCAGGTACAAGTGGTACAGCTGGCACCAGTGGTACGTCAGGCACAACAGGAACGAGTGGAACCAGTGGTACACGAGGCACTAGTGGTACCAGTGGTACAAGTGGTGTTAATGGAACAAGTGGAACTTCTGGAACTAGTGGAAGTTCAGGTACAACAGGAACTAGTGGCTCTTCAGGAACTTCAGGAACCACAGGAACTAGTGGAACTGCTGGAACTAGTGGTACAAGTGGGACCACAGGTACAAGTGGTAGTAGTGGAACCAGTGGAAGCACTGGTACTTCTGGCTCTAGTGGAACCACTGGAACTTCAGGATCTTCTGGTACTACAGGTACATCTGGTAGCTCAGGTACAAGTGGAACGACAGGAACTAGTGGTAGCTCTGGAACAAGTGGTACCACTGGTCTTGATGGTAGTAATGGTACTAGTGGGACTAGTGGAACAACAGGCACAAGTGGTTCTAGTGGGACAAGTGGTACCACTGGAACTAGTGGCACTTCAGGCACTAGTGGTACGACAGGTACATCTGGTACTTCTGGATTGTCTGGAGATAGATTTGCCACTACATCAAGCTCTACATACACCATACAAGCAGCAGGTGGTACAGGTACCATAACTGTAGGCACTGGTTTGTCTTATACACTAGGACAAAGTATAATTATCACATATTCGCTCGATGCCCTACAGCATAACGAAGCTATCCTTACAGCCTATGATCCAAACACTGGTGTATTAAGTTTCTTAGTGACAGGTCAAACTGGCTCTGGAACATATTCTTCTTGGGTGGTTAACCTTGATGGTGCCACAGGTGGAGATGGTTCATCTGGAACCAGTGGTACCAGTGGAACCAGTGGGTCTAGTGGAACTAGTGGTACTACAGGAACAAGTGGTAGTTCTGGCACTTCAGGTACTACAGGAACTTCAGGCTCCTCTGGTACATCAGGAACATCAGCTACAGATGGAACAGGGGGTACTAGTGGAACTAGTGGTACATCATCTACTAGTGGATCGTCTGGTACATCAGGTACTACAGGCACCTCTGGTTCTAGTGGCACTAGTGGAACATCTGCAACTAATGGTACAGGTGGTACAAGTGGTACCAGTGGTAGTTCAGGTACGTCTGGAACTACAGGTACCAGTGGCACATCAGCTACTTCTGGCACCAGTGGTACAACAGGAACTAGTGGGACTAGTGGTACTTCTGGATCATCTGCTACAAGTGGTACCAGTGGCACTTCTGCTACTAGTGGAACATCTGGTTCCTCTGGTACATCTGTTGCTGTTTCTGGCACAACAAATACAGTTGTTAAGTTTACAAGTTCTACAACAATTGGAAATAGCCAAATCTTTGACAATGGTACAAACGTTGGGATTGGGACGACTAGTCCTGGGCTTCGCTTGCACGTTTCAACAACTGCTGCTGAGGTTTTACGTTTGCAAGGTACATCTGGAGGGTCTACAAATAATACTCAATTACGTTTCTTTGGAAGTAATGCTAATACTGATTTATGGGCAATTGGTACAGAGGTTGCTACTGGTTCAACAGATAGAGCATTTGATTTTTATGACTTAGTTGCTAATCAAAATAGAATGCGCATCACTTCGGGAGGCAACGTCTTGATTGGAAATACAAGCGCATATACATCTAGGCTAACTGTACAAGCAGCAGCTGGAAATAGGCCAGCAATAAAAGCTGGATTTGGGGTAGTTGCAGGAAATGGATATTGGGTTTTAGGAGATAACTATACTCTTGATGAATCCTTAACATCTTATGGAATAGACTATTCTTCTGGTGATTTAGTTTTAGGTTCAATAGTTGCTCCATCAACAACAACAAGTGGTGCATTTATTTCAACTCAAGCACAGTTTGGCAATCTTGGGTCAGCTATTAGAGTTGGTAATAGTGGAGATATTTATTTCTTTAGAGGGACCTCTACTTCAGTTGTAGCTATTGGAGGAGCAAAGTCAATGACTGAGAGTATGCGCATCACATCTGCTGGCAACGTTGGGATTGGGACAAGTAGTCCATCCACAAGATTATCATTAGGAACAGGGGTTGGTCCTAAGTTTATGGTGTATGATAATGCAAGTAACGTTTATGCTGGCATGGGCCAAGATTTGGCTGCTGGCAACTCTACTGATATTTTTGCACATGGAGCTGGTGGAGGATTTATTACGTTTGGTAACTTAGGAACAAATAAAACTACATACACGGAGTGGGTAAGAATAAGTACTACTGGCAACCTCTTGATTGGAACGACAACGGATGCTGGATATAAATTAAATGTAAATGGAACAGCAAGATTTATTGATAATGTTGTTACAGAGGGGGTAAATGGTATTAGTTTAACTTGGAGTGGTAATACATTTAATGATAGTAGAAATGGTAGAATAAGGGCAATATCTAGCCCAGATGTTAATCCATATTCTGGTGGTTTAGCATTTGATGTTTATAGATATGAAGCACCAAGTTACCAATATTTCGAAGCTGTAAGATTTAAAGCTAATGGCAACGTTGGTATTGGGACGAGTAGTCCGAGTACATTGCTTCATGTAAATGGTTCTGGAACAATTGGTAGATTTCAATCAAGTGTATCTTATGTGGATTTGTCATTCATAAATTCTACAAGTTCTAATGGATTCATACAATACAATGGAAATAATTTTAATTTTTTTGCAAATAGTGGGTCAACTCCTACAATGACAATAACTGGAGGAGCTCCTGGAAACGTATTGATTGGAACGACAACGGATTTAGGTTCTAATTTAAATGTTAATAGCACAATACGTGTAGGAGTAGCATTTGCTTCTGCTGCTTCAATAGTTTTTGGTGACTCTGGGACTCCATATTGGAATGTTGGTAGACCAGCTGGTAGTGGAAATCTTGCGATATCTAGCTATGCTGTAACAGCAATGACTATTATTCCTACTAGCGGCAATGTCTTGATTGGTACAACTACTGATGCAGGTTACACATTGAATGTTGCAGGTAATGCTCAAATAATAAAGAGCACTACATCTACTGCATTGGTTGCAGGATTGAGTGGTGTGACAGGTTCAATAATAAGATTCAGCTATAATGGTAGCTTTGTAGGTTCAATATCAACTGATGGCTCTAACACTGCATACAACACTTCTTCTGATTATAGATTGAAAGAGGAGCTACGACCTATTGACAATCCACTACAGAAAGTATTAAGCTTAAATCCTGTTAACTTTAAATACAAAAACTCTAAGACTAGACAGGATGGATTCATAGCTCACGAGATACAGGAAATACTTCCATACCTTGTGACAGGAGAAAAGGATGGAGAACAAATGCAAGAGGTTGATTATTCAAAACTTACTCCTATATTAATCGCTGCAATTAAGGAACTAAACGAAAAAATAAACAAATTATCATGAAAACAATTGAACCAGTATCCATTTGGGACAATGGAACAGTACAAGAAGCGAAGATATTAAATGCTTACGCTATCAATGTAACACTAGGAACATCAGCTACATTCTACTATCAGTTATTCGCTGAGACTGTAGACCTAGCAGTTGGACCTCAGTTAGCGCAAGGGAACCTGACTATGACAGGTGATGCTTATGCACAATGGACAATCGACAGTTATGCCTGGGATTGGGTTGCAGAGCAACTGAACCTAACCATCACAGGAGATTATATTCCTCCTGTACCTCCTGCACCTGAGCCAACTCCTGAGCCTGAACCTATAACCGCTGAATAATATGTCAATCATCAACTCTTATCCAACCGATGCAAATCTTTCCTATAGTGATAAATTAATAGGAACAGATGCAGAAGATAGCAATGCTACCAAGAACTTTACTCTTGGAAGTATTCTATCAATGCCTCTACCAAATGTGCCTGTATACGCTAATAACGCTGCCGCCATTGCAGGTGGTCTAGCAGTAGGACGAGTATACAGAATCACAGGGACAGGTCAACTAGGAATAGTATATACTCCTTAATTAAATGGACATTAGAAAAATATCAATAGGTCCTGATTACAAGGGTAGTGCAATGCACTACATCGTGGGTCAACGTGTCCTTGGAGATACGAATGAAATTCATTTGATTAAATTCGATGAAACCAAAAACTCTTTCAAAATATTTATCATCAATGATAAAGAAGAAGTGGTTCTTTGGAAAGAGTTTAATGCCACAATTCCTGTTGCTATTGAGTACAATATTAATATTTGATGAGGTCCCCATTTTATTTTATAGCAAAGCCTGTTGATGGGAAAAGGTATGCAAATACCAAAGAGATAGGTGGCATTGAATTAATCGTAAGCACATCTGAAGAGGACCATAAGTTTTCAAACAGATTTGCCGAAGTGGTTGAAACCCCTCTAGGCTACAATGGTCCCATTGAGTCAGGAGATATTTTGCTTGTACATCATAATGTCT